TCGCAGTAGGCACTCAGAGAATGGGTAAGGCAATGAAAAACGTTCCTTATCTTTTAATTATTGGTCTCGCTATAGATTTTGCAATGGCTCTATGGGAAGGTGTAGATGCAAGTGCAGAACTACAAAGACAAGAGGAACTCCGAGCCCAACAAGCAAAAGACAATAAGGCAGAATTTTTAAAGTTTAGTGACGAAAGAAAAGAAGTATTTGATGAGAATATCGAAAAATTAATTGAAGAGAATGATCTTGAAAAGGCACTTGGTAAAAATAAAAACAAACAAGCATCTCTTGATGTAAAACTTGCAAAGCAAAAAGTAGATTTAGTTGATGAAAATATTGCACAACTTGAAAAACTAATTGAACGAGAAGAGGATCAAATTGACAAAGAAATAGATAGAATTGCTCGTCTGATTTCTCAAGGAATTATAAAAAACAAACAATATGACATTGAACAAGATACTCATGTCAAAAGATTAAGAGCATCTCAAGAACAAGCCAGGCTGGATATTGAGTCTTTCAAAAAATTGCGAGAAACCTTTGAAATAAAAAAGAAAACTATTGAAGAGGAGAACAAAGGCAAAGGAACGGAAAGGACAAAGACGTTGAACACAGAACTAAAAAAATCTAATGAATACCTATCACAACAGATTAAACTTTTGCAACAACTTCAAAAGATAGAACAAGACAGAGAACTAATCAAACAACAAAGAGATATCGATGCCGAGTTCAACAAACAAATTGAGAACATCAAAAAGACTGGAGAGTTTGATGCCGATCAATTGAATCAACTTATAGATGAGAAGGTCGAGACAGAAACTCGATACATAGAACAAAGAACTGAGAACGCTAAACAATCAAGACTTGATCAATACGATTTTGAACGTAAAGCCAGAGAACAAGCACTTGAAGATGAGAGAGATGCATTGCTCGATAAGGCAATCGATGATCAAGAAGCACAAGATAAGATCAACGCAAATTATAAGACCAGCCAGACTAAACTCAGTAATGAAGAAATTGATCGGAAGGCCGATGTTGATCTTGAACTTGAGATCATGGAAGAGGAAAAAGTCAATAAGATTTTAAAGATTCAAGAGGAAGGATATAAGTCATCTGAGGATCTTCTCGAACAATTTACTGATGAGGTAGCATCCTATGATCAGAAACAAATTGAGAGAACTAAAGAAACTCAAAAGACCATAAAAGAAATAGTCAAAGGTGGTGCAGATTATTTCATACAACAATCTCAAAGAAAGATTGATCAGATCAATAAAGAAATAGCAAAGGCCACAGAGCAATACGATTACTTTAAACAACTTGCAGTCAATGGTAATATTGATGCAAAGGAAAGCCTGGCCGAACAACAGAAGATTATAAACGAAGCAAACAAAAAGAAACTTGAGGAAGAGAAGAAACAACAAAGAATCAGAATGGCTGAGTCTGTATTCAATACTTACTCCAGCAAAGTAGAATCTGGTTCTAAGAATCCACTTGCTGAGACCATCAGAGACACCTCTCTATTGTTGCAATTCATAAACTCGATACCAGCATTCTTTGATGGTACAGAGGACACTGGAGCAAATGGTCAAGGTGTAGATGGTCGAGGAGGTTTCCATGCAGTCCTTCATCCGAATGAGAGAGTAGTTCCAAAGTCACTGAATCAACAAATCGGAGACTTAACCAATGAGGAACTGACTAAGATCGCAGTGGATTATAAGAATGGTCGAGTGGTCGAAGGTGCGACACAGATGACCTCATCGATGGATCTGGCTATCTTAGTAAATGAATTGACTGACATCAAGAAAACTATAGAGAACAAACCAGAGACGAACATCGAACTCGGTGAGATCACTCAGTCAATGATGGAGGTCGTAAAGTCCACAAGAAAAGGAAACACAATTGTCTACAACAGATACAAAATAAAAAAGTAAATGAGACACTTTATAAATGGTATTGAGATTGCACCAAAGAACTTGACAGAGATCGGAGTGGTATCTACATTCACAGATGATCCAGATATTCTATCTCTATCTGTAGACTCTGTTATTCTACCAAGAGAGGGGAAGGATATCGTACAGAACCACATTGAAAACGTGGGACTATTCGAGGGTATTCCTTACTCTGTACAGATGGATGATGGTGTCACTATTGAATACTATATTGATTTACTTGATGGAGTTAAAGTCAGACAACATGAGATCGAAGTCAACCTCAAGAAAAGAAAATCGAAAGACAACTTTTTTGAGAGAGCTCGTGGATCATCCTTTGAATTATTAAAGGAGAAGGGTGTGGAGTTTACGAGTCATGATGTGCCATACTTTGTGATTAAAGATAATCAGTTCGAGACTGCATTACAACTTGCAATCATGACTTACATTATTGGAGATGCATTGTATAGCCAGGCCCTTGCAACTGCAACTGCAATCAATAATCTTGTGGAAGTATCCTCACCAATCTTTGGACTTGCCTCTCCTCCATTTGTAGGTATTACAATATCGTACAATGTTGCTGGTATCATTGTTGCCTCTCTCAATGTAGTAGCACAATTGATTTACTATGGACTTTTAATTGTTTTATTGATTGATCTCGCCACTCAATTAATACTTACAATACTACCTCCAAAGAGAAAACTCAAAGGAACGTATGTCAGAGAAATAATGGAGAAATGTTGTGCATACTTTGGATATACATTTGCCTCCGATCTTTTGGATGCACATCCTTACTGGGCCATTGTACCAGTGCCATTGATTAAAGATCGAAAATCATTGTGGGACATTCTACCAGATGAGGTCTTTCCAGTATTTAATTCAGAAGTACCATCGTCATCAGATACAACTCCGACAATCATGACCTTCATAGAGGGACTTGAGACGATGTTTAACGCCAGAACTATTGTGAGAGATAGTGAGGTAAGACTTGAGAGGAGAGACTGGCTACAAGAACAAACTTCTTTACAATTAGAACCAGCACTAAACTTACAGAGTGAGAGAGATGATGAGTTCTCCTATAATACTGAAGAGACATGGAAGAGATATTATATCCACTATCAAACAGACTTTCAAGATCTTCACACTGCTGATGGTAACACCTATGATAAGAGTGATACAGAACTATCAACAGAGGAGACCTTTCCAGTGACAAATGATGATCTGGTAACAATCAAAGGAATTAATGATGTAAACATTCCTTTTGCACTTGGATCAAGAAAAGACAAACTCAACTGGTTAGAAAAATCTGCAAAGAATGTTCTCGGTGTGATCGACACATTAACTGGAATCTTTGGAGGTGGTACAAACTTTGAGGCCCAAATAAACTCAAGAAAAGATTGTCTCCAGATCTCACAACAATACTTCGGAATCACGAAAATGATATACGGACAAAGTGGTGCAGTAAAGCCAGGAGAGATCATTCAAACCGAGTCTGATTTTAACAATGTTGTGAGTGCAAAAAGTCTCTGGGACAAGTATCACTATATCAATGCGATACAAAACAACGACTATATCATTCGTGAAAATGTACGCATTCGGATATCGTCTTCAAATTTCGTATCTTTGTTAGGCAATAATTAT